TACATAAGGCATTACACAACAACGACATTGCGGATGCACAGGTATCAACCCCTCGGCTTTATCCAAATCAAATATCCTACCCTCCAAACTGGCACATTGAGGACACACACGGTCATCTCCCGCTGTCAAAAATTCCGCTTTAACTTTAACATTGAACACACCCGAATTACGATACGATTGTATTGTAGCTAAATGGTGAGCCCGAATTATTTCTGTACGAGCCAAAATTTCTGCCCTTCTACGGGCGGGAATGAATCTCCCTAATGTGTCCGTCAGACCGAGCTCACCAACTCCTTTACCATTTATCGCAGCCACTAATTTACGGGCAATTCGTCTTGGAGATTCTCCCGACATCATCCCTTCAACAAGTAACTTCGATATGATTTGTGCCATCTGATCTGTAATTCCTTTTAATTCATTGAATGTGCGTATATACAATAAGCCCACTCTTTCAATGTGCATCGGTGATGAAAATAATCCACCTGCAATTTCTTCTGTAATTACAGCCGCCAATCCAACTTGTCGTAATTCAGACTTTGCACGTGAAATACCTCTTTCATAAGCTGCTCGAATATATTTATTACTCCAAATCGGATATATTGATTCACCTACCTGTTCAACCTCCTCAATAGTCAAAATACCTTTTCGTACCTGTTCATCCAACCAAAGTAAAAACTCTTTAATTTTACGTTCATCTGTACCAAAAGCGAACCTACGGTAACCGGGAGTGTTCATTTGGTACGCCCCTATATTCTCTTTAAAAATAGATGGTGTCCCTTTTAACCCAAAACAATCCTCATCATCCACAGCCGTACGTACAATACGTGCCAACACATCAAACCTACGATTACTATCCTTTACCATTGTATTACGTAACGTGGTGGTACGTGTCGGATCGTATTGTCTAATCTGATGTGGAGTTAAACGCTTATTTGTACAAATTTCACACATATTTATGTTTTTTGCCTGCCATATTGTAAATCACCCTCCCCACGCACTTTTTTATCTCTTCTCTCGTCTTCCCCTCGTATGATTTTCACCTCATCTTCTGTTACAGGTGTTTCGACTTTCACAGTATTTTCATTTTCACTCAAAGTACGATCAATTTGTGTTCTGTCCATGTTCAAGAAGAATTCACAGAATAAATCAAACGGCATTAATTCCTGCGCCACCGGATTCATTGAATATTCCCGTAATGCAGAAGCACGTGCTTTCCCTATGTTTACTTTATCCATATCTGATAAACTAAACATTTCGTCCCAAACAACAATATATTTCTTATTTTTTGGTTGTGGTAGTATATTTATTTCAATACACTTATCAATAAACGGACGCAAAATCATTGGTTCATTTTGCTCTTCCCTGCGTGAAGTTACATAACTCACCCATTCTTGTTTATCCTGTGCAGAAGATAATTCCCCTCTTTCTGACCCTGTCAAAATACGTTTAGGAATACCTGTAACGGCAGAAATCATCTGCATTTGTACTTCCACGTGTGAAGCAGGGTCGGCAATTTGTTGTTCCAACGCTTTATAATCAATTCCTTCGTTAATAAGAATACGTCTAAGATTATGTTCAAATTCATCTATTTGATTTTTTAAATCAGACATTCCCTCATCTGTGATTTGAAAATCAGGGTCAAGTTTACCCGTATAACCGGGACGTGCACCTCGCCAAAACATTTCGGCATCACCACCTATCACTTTCTCTAAGTCCAGTAATCGGTTATAAACAGCTTGTAAACGTGGTGTACCATACACTTCATCTTCCAGTATATCCTCCACCAAATGAACCACACGAGAATAATGTACCGTGATGTCTATTTGTTTATGTCCTTTTAATGTATCCGGTATGGCTGTTTTTACTTTATACAGTAAAGGTAAACCATACCTTTCATTTGTAACATTTTCCTCAAATTTATCAATCGTAACAGCGGCTTGTCCAATAGGTTTTACGTACAACAATTTTAAATTTTTTCCACTAACAGGATTTGCAAAATCATTATTGGTTCTAACATCATTCAGTCCCAATAACAATATAGAATATTCACCAATGCCGGTTAATTTGTCAGCACGAATAAAAATTGATTTTAATTTTAATCTTTCCGCTAATTCAATCCACGCTTCTTCAAACGGTGTTGTATTGAGGGATACATCTTCAATTACATTTAATTCCCCTTTCCATGAAGCTTTTACAGGACGGTCTATAATTGCCTTAGCTATATCCTGACGAAGATAACGCTCATAGTATTGATTGTAATTTAAACTGGCTTGTAAAGGGTAACCTAATGCTTGGTAAACATCACGATCTCCACGGTATTGAAATCCCATTTGTGAAGCCAAAGCCAATCGGTGTGTAAGGTCGCTGAATACTTTCAACAATGGTTCACTGGATGTTGATGCGTTACCGTTATTTGTTTCTATGTTTTTCATTGTTCACCTTTTTACTAATTCATGTCAATACCACAAAACACTACAATTAAGTAATACGTCGCACATTTTTCTTTTTCACTAAGAAATTAAATGCCCCACTTGAAGCATCAACTTGGTCTTTATACGTTGAGTTAGGAAACATAGAAAGCTCTTCCTTGTATTCATGTACCCAACCTCCTGCTCTTAAAAGAACATTTCCATTATTCACCTGTACACTATACGGGTCTGCCCTTTTCGCTTTGTTTCCGGTAGGGTGGTCAACTTCCACAAGGAATCCTGCTAAATTACGTACTGTGTTTTCCGCACTTTCTTTACCCCCACTACCACCCTCTTGTTCAATCACAACAAACACGTGTGCCCCGTCCGCCTCTGCCGTTTGTTTAATAATTCGTTCACGTCTTTCAGTGCTCCACCTACCCCGTTTTATATCATCAATAAGAAAAAACCCATTTTTCATACGGCTCATTTTCACGCCACACGTGTAAGCTCCTTTCCCACCCTCCACACTTGCTTTATCCCAATATCTAACTGTTTTCGCATAATCTTTTTTGGCATAAATTTCACTTGTAATTTGCAAATGGTCAATTTTGAACATACCACCTCCTGCCGGTGTCGGGGATTGTCCAATTTGTCCTGCATAACCATATTGTCCCAAGTCCATCTCCAAATCACGAAGTACTTCCCAGCTCATTCGATTAATGTCAAAAAGGTCATTAATGTAGTATTTCTCTAATTCAGGTGGATTCAATCTGTTTTTAAAATTTTTGATTTCACCGGGTAAACAAATGTGTTTTAGATTTGATTTCTTTTTTTTCAAAAGATGTCCGGTGGGGTCATTCTGGTGAAGTCTTTGCATTATACCTATAACGGTACTAACTTCTTTATTCGTTTTACGTGTAGGGAGTGTTTGGTCTATCCAACGGTTAGCTATTTCTATCTGTGTATCACTAAAAGATTGTTGAGGGTTAATTGGGTCGTCCCATATAGCAATATCTGCATGGTAACCTGTCAACGTACCCCCTACTGACGTACTGAACCTGTTCCCCCCTACAAGTGAACGTGTGAAAGTGTCATCAATTTCACTTTTAATTGTTTTAACTATCTTAAAGTTTCCTTTTGTGTCTTTATCTGATTTAATATCAATGTCGGGATAAACTTCTTTAAAGCGTGCACTTTTCACCAAATCACGGCTATACTCCGCACTTTCCAATGACAAAGCACTTGAATAACTCGCTGCAATGAACCGCATCCAGTACCATTTCGTCCAACACCATACTGGGAACACTACACTGCATAAATTTGTTTTCGTGCTACCCGGTGGTACATTTATAACCAAATCGTATTGTTTTTTCTTACGATTACCGACACGGTACGCTATTTTCTCCAGCTCTTTACACAAATAACGAATGTGCCAGTTATCCACAAATGGCTGACTACTGATTTCCGGCCACGCCCATTGCAAGAAACGGTAAAGGCTTCGATTATTAATTTCACGTGTAATCAGACGAGGGTGGCTGATCGCTTTGCGAATCACCGGGTCTTGTATATCACTTATAGATAATCGTCCCCGTTCTACTATTTCAGTTTCATTATCCATTTACACTTCTTCAAATTCAACATCTTCCGGGTTTTCACGTGCCAAACTCAATTTACTCAACACTTCTAATTCTTCATTAGTGAAACCTGTTAAATCCACTTCGTGGTGCATTGTAATTTTCCCTTTTACTTCCAGTTTGTTTCCCCACACTTCCGGTTGGCGAGCCCTCAACCACTTTGTGGCGGCTGCTGTGTCAGGTGGGTAATGTTTCACCGTGTCCACTATTAACGGTTCCGTATATTCACGAGCTATTTTCCCTTTATTGTCGTATTCCCTGATACGGTTTGTTAAAATTACTTGGTGAGGATGACTATATCCCAAAGCCCGTTTATAAAGTGAGTGAGCCACTTCACCATCGGCTATTGCTTTCCCCATTTTCACCCCGTCGGCAAATTCAGGATATTTTCGCATCCATCTGTAAATCGTTTCCACGTTCGTTTCAAACACCTGTGCTACCTGAAATAATGTGAAACCCATCAACGTTAAATAATACACTTGGCGGGCGTAATGTTTAAAATATCTTTTGGGCAACCCATCAATATCATTAATACTGGGCAACCCCTCCGGTTCAGGTAATTTCTTTCGTCTGCTTCTGCTACGATTACGGCTCATTATAATAAGTAATTTATGAATATTCAAACCAAATATACATTTATTTAATTGAAATACCAAAATTATATATTCAGTTCATTTTTAACGTGTTACGTGTTTCATCTGTTTCTACAAGCTATTCAATATAATTAAAATTCATAATTAAATTTTACATGTTTCACTTTCTGTCCAATTTTCAATAATTTTTTTAGAAAATTTTTTTAATTTCACTTTAATACAACAGATAATGAAATCGTTTTCACTTTTTATAAAATAATGTGAAATCACCCCTATTTCATATTTCTAATAATGAAATCACTAATAATATCCAATTACCACATATAGATATATACAGTTAACCAAAATAATGTGAAATCATACGAACTTCATTTATTTTAATGAAATCAGTTTACTTTATTCCCGTGATGATACAATCAGTTTCATTTTAATCCCGTAGTAATGTGAAATCAGTTTAATTTATCCCGTTATCCCGTGATGGTGAAATCAGTTTAATTTATCCCGTGATGGTGAAATCAGTTTAATTTATCCCGTTATCCCGTGATGGTGAAACTAATTGAAATCTGTCTATTAGTGGTGAAATTACTGGGAATTTCAGAAGAGCTTCCGCTGCGACTGGACCACCGCTTTTCCGCCGAATAACGAAAATTCATAATAGATTTTTTCAATAATGTTTGTCATACTCATAGATTTTCCCAATAATAGATTTTCACTATATTGTCAAGGCAGGTCCATAGGTTTTCCCAATAATAGATTTTTTCAATAATGTTTGTCATACTCATAGATTTTTTCTATAATAGATTTTTTTTATAACGCTGGGACTGGTCCATCAATTTTTTCAATATCGGACTGCTGGGACTGTTTGAGACGTATTTAGACGTGTTTAAGGCTATTTAGACGTGTTTAGACGTGTTTAGACGTGTTTAGGACTATTTAGACGTGTTTAGGAC